GCGTGACCTTGGACAGCCAGGAGTCAACGCCAGTGCTGTTGGAGAAGGACGAGATGGAGCCCGTCTTGCCGCCAGAGGAACCAAAGTTCCAGGTGTAGCTGGAGCCCTCGGAGGCCGCCTTCTTCTGGTACAGGTACGTACTCAGGCCGGAGCCGTCGAGCGTCGGACCCTCAAGCAAGGTCCAGCCCGAAGGCGCGGTAGTAGTGGATGAGTTGGTCGAGATGACCGCCACCATGTAGTCGTCGTCTACGGTGCCCGCCGGCTTGTTGATCGTCAGAGACGTGACGTTCGTTCCAGCCGGACTGGTTGCCGTCGCCGTCGAGCGGTACACAGCCACCTGCTCGGTAGCGGCCAGGGAGGACGTGAAGCCGCCCATCGTGGAGGCCGCCGTGCCCGAAGCAACGGAGTTGAGTCCCCACGTCCAGTTGACGTACGAGGTGGGCGCGCTGCTCAGCGTGATGGTGGCAGAGGTCGGATTGTTGCTTCCGTTGGTGAACTCGGCGTTGAGCGTGTAGGCCGAGCTGCCGCGCTCATGGGTGGATGGTGAGCCGTCCGTCCGGGCTATTTCCCACTGCTCCGTAGAAGCCTGCGAGGCCGATGCGCTGGACGTGTCACCGGAGCCACCAGCGTCGTGCCATGAACACGCGAAGGTGGCCAGGCCGGTGCCTGTGATCGACGTAAGAGGACTGACGGTCTGCGGGTTGGCCGTGGTACCGGAGTTCTTCCGAGGGTTGGACGTGGAAGTGGAGTTGAACGTGCCGTCCGTGCCTCGGTACGTGATGATGCCGACGACCATGGAACCTGCGCCCGAGGACGACCAGGTGTAGGACGACGGCTCGGAGCCACCGGCGGTCTTGGTGTAGAGGCCCGACCAGAGCGAGACGCTGCCCCCGCCGTTCTGGCTATCCACCAGGGTCCACCCGGACGGCGGGGTGTATGTGAGTGAGCCGGTGTAGGGGGCGGTGAAGACGGCGACCATGAAGTCACCGCTTGCCGTGCCCGTGGGCTTCGAGACGGAGACGGAGGTAACGTCGGTGTTGTTCGGGTTACCAGCCGATGCTGAGCCAACAACGCTTACGGTCATTTTGAGTTACCTCCATCCTTAACTGCCCAGTGCTGCATTTACGTTGCCGCCGTTGTATCGCCGGATCGCATCGCGGAGGAGTTCCAGAAGCACCCGGTCTATCGGCCTGTTGGACGAGTTGATCGTCAGATCCACCTTCGCAGTGCCACCGCCCTGCATCGCACGGTTAGTTGCACCGTTGTTCATGACCGAGCTACCCGAAGGCAGACGGACAAGCTCCGGGCCGTTCTCGCCGACCATCGCCAGGCCGCCTCCGGTAATACCACCGGTTGCGAGGTGAGGCAGGTTGGGCGTGTTGATAGTGAAACCCGGAATGATCGTGTGCCCAAGTACCTTCACTGCGGGCATCGTTAGCTTGAAGTTGTTCCAGATGTCGATCAGTCCGTTGATGGCCGACTTGAACGTGTTCTTGATGCCATCCCACATTCCCTTAGTGGCCTTGGTGATCTTTCCGGGGAGTCCACTAAAGAACGTGACTACCTTGCCGCCAGCGCTTGGGATATCCCGAGTGAAGAAGTGAACGATAGGGTCTAGCACGTTCCGCTTCACCGCGTTGTAGGCGGTCTGCATGGCACCCTTAACGGAGTTCCATGCGTCACGAATCGCATGCCAGACGGTAGTTGCAGCGCCCGGTATCGTCTTCGTGAAGAAGTTGGTCAATGGCGTAAGGACGTTCTTGTGTATCCAGTCCCAGGCTGCCTTCATCGCAGCTCGGATGGAATTCCAGTGCGTGGCGATCAGTAGAGCCGCTATCCCAACTGCCACAACCAGCAGGACGATGGGGTTCGCATCGAGCAGGAGCATGGCAGCGTTCACGAGCTTGACGGCCAGGGCCACGCCGAGCAGCAGTGGCGCTAGCACCTGGAGTACCGGCATGGGTATCTCGTCAAGGAACGTGGCCAGCGCGTCGAGCACCTTGAACGATAGTCCGGCCATAGGACCGGCGGCCGTGATGAATCGCCCTATGAAATCGCCCAGCTTTTGCAAGGTGTCAGCCATGGTAGGGCCGTTGTCCCGCACGTCATCCATGAAATCCTGGAAGTTCTGGGACATGACCATGTTCTCGATATGGTCCTTCAAGTCGCCGATGTAGCCAACGATCTTCTTAAGACTCGATACCGACCACGAGTTGAACTTATCTATGATCTTGTCGAAGTCGCCGTGTTCCAGCTTGGTCCGGAAGTGCGAGACCAGATCGCCAACTACCTTGGAGGCGCCCTTCACTAGCGGCGTCAGCTTCGGAAGCAGGTCGATCAGAATGTAGATGCCGTTCGTGAAAATCGGCATGACATCAGGTGCGAGCGAGTTGCCCCACGCCTTGAACGCAGCGCCTAGCTTGAGCAATGCGTCGTACGTAGCACGCGTCGCCGGATTCATAGCAGCAAGCGCCTTGTTGTACTTGTCCTGCGCTGTCTCGGCCCCGCCGGCTGATGCGGCAGCGCTGTCCATAGCGGACTGAACTCCACGCTGTGCGGACTCGATTGAAGAGGCCGCATCCTCGTGAGCGCGCTGCACGTTGCGAGCTGCGTCGGCCACACGTTCCTGCGCATCGGCCATCCGTTCGGACGCCCGTACCTGAGCCTCCGCCACATCTGCAACGGCCTTCTTCACCGCGTTCTGAGCGTCCACGACACCCTGAGCGGCCTGCTTCTGCGCTTCCTGGGCGTCAGCGAGACGGGACTCGGCATCCTGGACCTTCTTAGAACCCTCCACGCCAGCCGCCGCCTGCTGGGCCGCCGACGCCTTGAGCTTGTCCTGCGCTTCGGTCCGCTCCTTGAGGCTCTGCTTAGCCTGGTCGAGAGTGAGCTGTGCCTGTGCCCGCTGTACGTCATCCGCTCGCGGGTCGCGAAGGGTGGCCTGCAAGTCCTTCTCGGCCCGCTGCACGGCCAGGGTGGCGTCACGCTGGGCCAGCGAAGCATCGGTGAGCTGGTCGGTGAGCGAGGCCAGATCGTCGGCCGCTTCCTTGCGGGCGTCGTTGAGGGCCTTCTGTGCGTCCGTGGCGGCCTTGTTGGCGTCCACCAGCCGTGCCTCAGCCTCCGTGACGCCGCGTGTGGCAGCGACCACCTGGGCCTTGGCGTCGGCGATGTCCTGGGCGTTCTCCCGGGCCGTCCTGCCCAGCTCTCGTTCAGCGTCGGCCAGTGCTTCGTCAGCGTCGAAGATCGACCGGTTGGCGCTGCGAACCGCGTCGGCAAGGGACTGCTTCGCAGCCGCCAGGGCGTACGTCGAGCCGGTAGCGGTCTTGCTGGCCCCCGTCGTCTCGTTCAAGGCAGCCTTGTGCAGAGACAGGGCGTTCTTGATGGCGCTCAGGCCGGGAAGAGCAGCCAGAGCAATGGAGCCGAGAGCAGCACCGGCACCGGCCGCCGCCGCGCCTATAGAAAGGATCGCGGCAGCCGCCTGCGCAGCCATGGGGGCAATCGCGGCGAGGCCCTCGACGCTGACGCGAGTACGCAGGCCGGGAATGCGGATGCGCCCGAGAGATGCGATCTCGGAACGCGCCCGCCTTACGCCGTCAGTATCCACGTTCACGTCAACGTTGATGTCGTCCGAGGCTTCGGTGCGCAGCTCTGCTATCTGCTCTTCTGCGCGACCAACGCCGTCCGCATCCGCGTTCACGTCCAGGTGGATATCGTCGGACGCCTGCGCCTGGAGAGCGGCTATCGAAGCACGGACACCGGCAAGGCCGCGTGCTGTGTCATTGTCAACGGTTACTGAGATCCGCACTGCGTTAGCCATCGCTTACCCCTCTCCTTGCGTCTCGGGTGGAGCGCCTATGTTTTCTATGACCATGAGCCGGAGGAACGTGGCGTCCTCCTTGAGCAGTTGAGAAGGCAGGCAATGAAACTGCCTGCACAGCCCGAGGATTAGCTGAGCGTCTTCCAGCTCACGCGGCTTCGTTACTTCGTTTCCATCGGAATCGAAAGCTCCTGGGCAGTCGCGCCAGAGTCGGAGCCTTCGGCCAAAGGGGCTGACACACCAGCAACAGAGGTAAGCCACTTGCTAACCAGCGTCATCACAAACTCGATCTCCAGCGACTCGATGCCGTCGAGATCGGCGGGCACCGGCCCGTCTTCGTCTTCCATATTCCAGGAGATAAGAGCGTCGGCGAACGCAGAAAGCATCGGGCGCAGATCTGCCGTCTTGTCGCCGTTGGCAGCATCGGCAAGCTCCGCAATCTTGAGGTACTTGCCGATGCTGAGGCCCTTCATGACCAGCTCAAGACCGTCGTACTCCTTGTCGCCGTTGAAGCTGAGTTCGAAGGTCTTGGTCTTCTTCTTGTAGCCCATCGTCTTGCCTTTCAGGTATTAGCCCCAGGAAGGAGCGGTGCCATCGGCAAGAACACCCGGAACAGACCAGGTGAGTTCGCCGGAGTTGGAGCGAGTGACGTTGTAGTCGGTGAGCAGGCACTCAGCGGAAAGCGTCTGCGAAGAGACGGCCAGGGAGACCGTGCGAACCACGTCGGTGGACGGAATCGTCTTGAGCACCGGGTGTGAAGTCGCGGTGTTGAAAACACCGTTCAGCGTGATGGAGAAGTCGGCCAGGAGAAGAATCCTCTCGATGGCGGACTTGTCCACGCCGGTCACGTCCTGGACCGCGCGAGGCGTAGCAAACTGAAAGTTCGTTACGTCGTTCTTGATGTCGGTAAGAGTCGGGACGGAGCTGTCTACGCTCAGGGTCGTCCATCCCAGACCGGACTGCTTAGCCATTTCCATCAACCCCTTTCAAGGATTGTCTTGATCTTGTCCTGGTGCTCCGCGAAGTCGTCGCGCCAGTCATCTGCATTCGCGTGGATTCGCCTGTTCCCACGCGGATTACCTCGCCAGTCGCCACCGCGCACAGCGAAGATCTCGGGGCGATCGAGTCGCTTTGTGTGCTTCGAACTGCCGAAGCAGGTCTGGCCGGGCTCGAACTCAAAGACCGTCAGGCCAGGCACCCGGTATTCACGAAACGCCTTGCCGCTCTGAGTCCTGATGTAGCGAGCCTGGGCCTGGCCGAGTTCGGTCGTCTCGTCAATGGAGGACTTCCAACCGCCCAGGTAGTGCGGGCAGTCCACCTCTTCGCACGTGGCCGGGCGGAAGTGAGTAGACTTCGGCGCTGTGATTGAGAAGGTCTGGTACTCATCAACTCGCATGTTCGGCTGGATACGCATCTCAGTTCCTTACTACGACTACGGCGAACGAGGCCGAGGTGAAGTCACCCGTAGTGGATATGCGGAGGTACTGGCCCACCGAGCCGGCGACCTCTATGCGCTCAAATCCGCGGTCGCCATCGGCAACAGCCGTGAATGCGCCCAGGGATGTGTAAGTCGAGTCGTCGTCGGAGTCCTCGATAGTCACCGTGAGGGTGTCATCCTGTACGTCGAACACCTGGATATACGCCTGCAATCCATCGGTGCTACCGGCGCCATAGTCGAGCCCCGAACTGTCGGTCGCCTCAGTGTCGGTCTGGATTCCTGCCGTGAGCTGGTCGCCCCACTCAAGGCCGTGGCTATTCGCCTGCGTGCTCACCGTGAAAGTGAACGCACCGTCATCCCCGCGCGTGCCGTCGTAGTTGATCTGCTTGGCGACCATTACCGCAGCCTCATTGCCCTGCGAAGTGCCACGGCAATACATCACGTGGGCGTCTTCGGTAGGCAGCGAGGAAAGCACGGGGTGCGCCTGGTCGTCACTCGGATTGAAGTAAGCGTTGAAGCCGATAGCGCCATCCTTGGTGCTGTAAATGCGCTCTATCGCCGACTTGTTGATACCGGTGACTTCCAGCGTTCCACGCGGGCCGCTAATCGCAGACAGCGAACCGATGTCGCCTGAAAGGTCATAGCCATCGACGTACAGATTGTCGCCCAGGCCGCTAGTTTTACTCATTGCTCAGTCCTCCTATGCTTCCTGAGACCACACGTCAGATACGACGATTGGTAGCGTGATTACATAAACGCGGTACTTCTTGCCGTCTTGATCCACGTAGCCCGCACGGGCACTGAGGCCATCTGGCGAATACGCCCCGAGTAGATCGACGTTCATCACGTTTCCGTCGAAGGTGAAGTCACCTGCGTACGCTTCGAACACCAGCGACAGTGCATTGCCGAGGTTCGCGTCTATCGCATCTTCCGGGTCTTGCAACATGTTCGTCATAAGTCGCACGTTGAACGTGACGAGTGCTGATGTGCTATTCAGGCCGGACACTTCGGCTATCGGCCGGATACCGTCAACCCAAGCGAAGAACCCCAGTCCATTACCCGGCGCGTTCTTAGGCTCGTGCGAGTTCACGTAGTCGAAGACGCCCAGAGACATAGCGTGCGAGACGATGTGATCGGTGATGTCGTCAATATGAAGTGCCATCACATCTCCCTCAGGTAGCGCTCTTGATCTCGCTCTGCGATCTCGATCGCCTTGCCTTGCAGTTCCTCGGCAGTGCGGCGGAAGTTCGCATATCCCTTGAAGCGCGTTGTCTCGTTACGGGAGCCCGTACCTTCAAGCCAGGGGCCATATACGACGCCGTTGTCAGTTACGACATGGCCGCCGTTATAG